GGGCGTTAAACCACTAATGATGGATCTTGAGGCGTTCTTAAAAGATATTCCGAACGCACACAAGGAAGAAAGACAGACGTACCGAGGCGGCTCCCAAGCTACCTCAAAACAAAGCACACAAAATGTGTTTGGTACGGATTATTTCAGTGTGTCGGGCACTACGAAGACGGAAACCGAAGTAAAAATCCGGTGTACCGCTCTTGTGTCTGACCGGTTCGATGTACTAAGCGACTTTGGCATGTCAGTTCATGACATACCCGAGGCCGCCTGGGAATTGATACCGTTCTCCTTTGTTCTTGACTATTTCGTTAATGTCGGGAATGTACTTGGTGCAGCACGTGCTTTGAGACAAGAGAACATCCTGTCTTTCAGTACCGTGGTTAAAATCACAGACAAAACGACCAGAGAGTATAGCGGGTTCGCCTTAAAACCGAACCAGCCGTTCAATCAAATCGTCCGTCCGCTCACCGGGTCAGAAACCCTTACGAGTATAACGAAAACTCGTAGTGTTGGTATTCCAAATCCACAGTTCGCGTACAATCCCTCGCCAATTCGGCCCGTGGTAGTGCAGAACATCCTTTCGTTATTCGTGCAAGAGCTTAAACGCCATACTGGCGCTCGCCGCACATTCTACTAGGAGGCCCTATGGCCCTTACCATCAGCACCAAGACTTACAACTTCGATACAAATCCGTCGCCTGACTCGGCCAAGTACATCGGCCCAGCTCAGACCTCTGTCGTCAAAGACTCTGTAATCCTCAAGCGCATCGCGCCTAAGGCAAGCAAGGACTTTGGCGGCGTGGCCCGCGCTTCGGAAAAGACTGTGAAGAACGCGCTCATCAACGGGATCTACCGTGATCTCATCGCCGAGACGATCTTCTCTTACCCGGTGGGTTCTGACGCAGCTCTGGTCACCGCACTACGTGCAGACCATTCGAGTCTCATCGCATCTACGCCAACTCAAACGTTGGTTGACAATGCGAAGATCTCGTACTAATCGGCATTCGCAATGAATGCCGGTATAGTGAGCATCAGTTGTGCTGTGATTCTCGCAGTCCTCCTGATTCTGCGTCCAGACCTCGGCTACAAAGCCGACTTTTATGGGATTAACCATGAAAAACTCATCACGACCCTCCAAGGGGAAGATCGGATTCAAACCAGCGTCGATTCACTTGAAGCTGGTCAGGGACTTCGTAATCCATCACTGCCAGAGATTTACATGGGCGAAGACAGTTGAGGGCGCTTTACGCGCTCGCGACTATGCTACGCTTCTGCGGATCGGCAATGAAGTGGAGCAATCCCTTCATGGCATTCTGGCTGACTCAAGCCCTCAAGCTGTTGCAGAGGGCGCGGAAGAATTCTTAACCGCGAGTCAGTTTGTAGCACTGGTTAACAAGTACGCCTATCCCGACGGAACTCTGCCGGGTGTTGATTCTGTCCAAGCCGCCATCGACGATCTTTTGTCGACTGAGCGGCGTAACAAACGCCTTAATACCATTTTTAAAGGTCACTTAGAGCGTGGAACAGATAGGCATTGGTGTATCCCAATGATGCGCGATGTATGTTGTCGCGTATTAGAGAGGACTCCTTTCTTCGAGAGGATACTCGATCAGTGTGATTTCAGTGGTGGTGCAAGCACGGAAAGGACTGGTTCTAAAACCCACTTAGCTGCGAAGCTACTGGGTGGTGAACTGGCCGGTACTCCGGCTGCATTTGATTACTTTGTTGCGGCGGTATTTCGCAATCACCAATACACCGGTGCATTCGTTGAGACCGAGACGCGGGAGCAGTACGAAAGGACGTATGAGTTACTGTACGCCCAACTGAAACTCCTTCACAAAGATATCGATTACAACATTGTTACAGTAGTACCTAAAAAGGCCGATAAAGGAAGAACTATCGGCAAAGAGCCTGAACTTTTGAATTTTGTTCAGAAGGGTATCGATGTGGAAATGCGCGATTTACTTAAACGCAAACTACGTATCGACCTCTCCGACCAAACAAGGAATCAGCGGCTTGCCGGAGCAGGGTCATTAATTGTTGTAGACCCTTACGTCACGATAGATTTACGTGGCGCCTCCAATGGCGTAATTACGCAACTGGTTCGTTCATTAGTTCCCCCCGCGTGGTTTAAACTGCTTGACAACACGCGGTCCCATTACGGAATGATTAATGGTGTGAAACATCACTATGAGTTGTTCTGTTCCATGGGTAATGGCTTTTGCTTCCCACTCGAGTCACTAATCTTTGCCTCCGCTGTGATAGCGGCGCACAGACATTGTGGCGCAAAACTCGACTACGCAGTGTACGGTGATGATATTATCGTACGCCAATCTGTTGCGTTGGTCGTTATAGAGTGTCTTCTCGCTTGTGGATTCCGGACGAACACGTCAAAAACGTTCATCTTTGGGCCATTTCGCGAGTCGTGTGGAGCCAATTGGTACGGTGGCCTGGATGTCACACCAGGGTATTACAAACGTCCGATCACTGGTCTAGCAGAGCTTTACGCCCTGCATAACACATTACAGCGCTGGGACACTTTACAAGAGTCCCTCCGAGGATGGTTACCAACCATCTCTCATGCTGTGCCAGAAGGTAGGCAGTATAGCTGGGTCACTGACCAAGCACTGCGTTTGCCTATGGACTTGTGTATGACCGTTAATGGTGTACGTTGGAATCGCAGCTATCAAAGCTGGGCATTTCCGATTCTAACCTCACTCCCGAAGCCTGATGAAACATGGGCCGAGGGACTCCCCGATGACAAGACATATTCATTGAAGGAGCATATGACGTTTACAGCGGTGCTACGGGGTTCAGCCTCGAACGCGCCATTCCACCTTAGGTTCACAACTGAGCGGAGAACTTCCCGCACGGATGTGTTCCAAACTGCTGTCCGCAAGGACAAGGTGTCTGATGACGACTAGCTGAAGCTCGTCACAGAACGGTCTTGGTTCGGTTCCGATACTACTGGAGCCTGA